TTTTTTTTTTTTTTTTTTTTGTTCTTCAATAACTATATTATAATATCAAACCCAAATAATTTGCAATGCCGCTAGGGTTTACTTACCAGGGTTTGGGTTTCGTTAATGTATAACATAGTACATTGTTACCGTTATATCATATAGCGTGGCCGAATCAGACAAGATCAGTTACAATAGAGCATGAGCATGTCTGAAAAGCCATGGATTCCCGACGACGCCTTGACAGGCTTGGTCAGCGAGCGAAGCCTACACCCCGAAGAGGATGAGGTTGCCCTCGCACAGCGACTGTTCCGCGAGAATACCCCAGCGGCGGCCGCATCGATCATCCACTCTGCCATTCACAGCCCATCAGAACGTGTGCGTCTCGACGCGTCGAAGTACGTCCTCGAGCGCACCATGGGTCCCGTCGGCGAGACCAACGTCGAGATCAGCCCGACCGAGGACTTCATCTCCAAGGTCATCGACTACGTCCACAGCGAAAGCTAAAGCGAAAGCTAGCGAATGACGCAGAGGGTAATCGACAAGCGCGCATTCTTCGAGAAGATCGGCTACACGCCCCACGAGAAGCAGGGACTGTACCACGCCTCGAAGGCTCGCTTCCGTTACCCTAACTGCGGACGGCGATTCGGCAAGAGCACAATGGCTGGGCGGGACATGGAGCCGAAGCTGTTCTTGCCAGAGAAGACCTACTGGATTGTCGGACCTACGTACGACTTGGGCGAGAAAGAGTTCCGTGTCATCTGGCAGGACTTGATCGTCAAGCAGCGAATGGGGCGCGACAAGACAATCAAGAAGGCGTACAACAAGAAGCAAGGGAACATGTTCATTCAGTTCCCGTGGACTACACGCCTCGAAGTTCGCTCAGCTGATCACCCAGAGAACCTTGTCGGTGAGGCGCTCGACTGGGTGATCATGTCTGAGGCTGCCAAGCATCGGCAAGACACGTGGGAGAAATATATAAGGCCCGCCTTGGCCGACCGTCGCGGTGGGGCGGACTTCCCCACTACGCCTGAAGGCTACAACTGGCTCTACGATGAGTGGATGCACGGGCAAGACAAGGAGTTCCCGGACTACGAGTCCTGGCGCTTCCCGGCCTGGGACAACTCAGCGGTCTACCCCGGCAGCATCAACGACCCCGAGATCAAGCTGTTGCGGCGTACGATGTCGCAAGAAGCGTTCATGCAGGAGATCGGCGCGGAGTTCGGATCTTTCGTCGGCAAGATCTACGGTGAGTGGGATCCCTCCGCACATGTCGACAACATCCAGTTCAACCCTGCCTGGCCGAACTACATGGCGATCGACTTCGGCTACGTCGATGCGTCAGCGTGGATCGAGTTCCAGGTGTCGCCGCAGGATGAGATCTTCGTTTGGCGAGAGCATTACCAGTCGTTCATGACGATTGACGAGCACATCTCGTTCATCAAGCGACGCGAGAACCCTCCTGGCTACCACCTCGACCTGGCGTTCGCCGATGCTGCCGACCCGGAAGGCATTGCGAAGGTCGCGACAGGTTTGGTGCAGTGTGTCGGTGACCCGATGGCGAAGCAGAACTGGCGCGAGGGTGTCGAGCTGATCAAGGGCTTCTTGGAGCGCGAGATCGGTGAGGATGAGTACGGCGGTCCCATCTACGCGCCAGCGTTCTTCGTCGACTTCTCCTGCGAGAACACGATCTGGGAGTTCAACAACTACCGCACCCCGAGCAGCGCGAAGGGTGTCCCGATAAAGCCAGCCAATAGCACCAAGGCGCCGGCAGGCATGAAGCAAAGAGACCATGCACTTGACGCGCTTCGGTACGGTGCGATGCACAAGTTCGTACTTGGGGCAACTTACCACCTCGCAGATGTTGCCGTCATGAATCTACCCACCGTTGGGCAGATCGCAGAGGCCCGCGCAGTCGCGTCCACGGCCGCTGAGTTTGCACTGACGGGTACAGAGAGCGGCTTCTTCACTACGTTCGGAGAGTTCTGATGGGTTTCTTGCAGTACATTGGCCTTGCGCCACCAGACTCCGCGAGTGCATCTAGCACCAGTGCGCCGAGTACAGACAGTGGCCCCCCTGTGGTTCCTTGGGACGACATACTCCGCGAGTATAACTTGGTATCAGTTGAGGCGAATGAGGGTACGCCGTACGTCATCGTCGCGGAAAAATCAAAGCAGCTTGCGGACCCTATTATGGATCTGCGCGAGATCGGGAGCTCTTCGCCTTCGCCGTTCGTATCGTTCACGCGGCAGGAGTACAACCGAGAGCTGCAGGGCCTACAAGGGCTCCAGAAGTACGATCGGATGCGCAAGTCCGACGGCACGGTGCGTGGTTCGTTGCGGCTAGTCAAGACGCCTGTGCTGGCTGCGCACTGGTTTGTGGAGCCGGCATCTGATTCTGTCCGAGACAAGAACGCCGCAGAGTTCGTCTGGAAATGCTTGACTGACTACATGTCGATCGGGTGGGCGCAGGTACTGAGCGAGTCGCTCTTGTCTTGCGACTTCGGCTACTACATGTTCGAGAAGGTCTGGGAAGAGAGGGTCATCGAGGGCAAACCTCGAATGGTGTGGAAGAAGCTCGCACCACGACACCCCATGGACGTCAAGAAGTGGGATATGGACGCTCACGGCGGCCCTAACGGCGTCGTGATGTACCCGACAGACATCAGCGCGGGCTTCCAGGATGACATCCCGATCCCGATCGACAAGTTGCTGGTCTTCACGTTCGATCGCGAAGCTGGCGACATGACGGGTATCTCGGTTCTCCGGTCGGCGTACAAGCACTGGTACTTCAAGGATCAGTTGTACAAGATCGATGCGATCCAGAAGGAACGGCATGGTATCGGCATCCCAGTCATCAAGTTGCCAATGGGCTTCACAGACCAAGACAAGCGCGAGGCAGACAACCTCGGCCGCAACCTTCGAACGAATGAGCGCGCACACGTCGTCTTGCCGCCGAACTGGGAGTTGCTGTTCGCGAAGCTCGAAGGTCACTTTGTCGATGCGATGGTGTCGATCGAGCACCACAACGCAGCGATCCGCGAGAACGTACTAGGCGGATTCATCGCAGCAGACGTCACGTCGAAGGAAGAAGACCAGACGATCTTCCTCAAGGCTACCCGCTTTGTGGCCGACATGGTCTGCGATACCTTCAACAAGTACGCCATCGAACAGCTCGTGGAGTACAACTTCTCGAAGGTTGGCGTGCCGAAGCTACGTGCGAGGCGCATTGGTGAGCAGGCCGATTGGCGAACGATGTCGTTCTCTATCCGCAACCTCATCGGCGCGAACGTGCTTACGCCAGACGACCAGCTCGAAGAGCACCTGCGCGAAGAGATGGACTTGCCGATTCGCGATATTGCGACGTCGCGAGCGACAGCGAAGCCGCAAGCCGGCAATTCACAGCAACAGCCTGGTGCCGCAGGTGCGAAAGGGACGCCAGGTCAGCAGAACCAGAATACGAACAAGAACCAACCAGGCATGCCAAGGCAAGGTCCTCCTTCGAGTGGACCTGGCAATGCAAACGCAGGTAAAGATGGAGGAGGCAAGTAATGGGCCATGTCATGAGATGCGACCAGTGCGGGCAATCTGACGACCACCCGAAGCACCACTTCGCGGGTTTGGGATCGTACCACCACGATTGTGTGCCGTACGATCTCAAGGAGCAAGCATTGGCGTCGTCGGACAAGGTGGGCAAGATCATGGAGCTCGCTGAGTCGGGTGTCCATGGCGACAAGCTGCGCACGGAGATCATCAAGCTTCATGGGAGTGGGTCGTAATGGGTTCCTTCGACCAGACATTCGCGAACTCCGTCCTCGACGCAGCGTTCGATCGTGCAGGTGCGTCTGTTCGTCTTTCGACAGGGCCAATGCACTGTCGCTACATGACAGCGAACGGTACGGCGACCTCGAACGGTACTGAGCTGGGAACGGCCAGTGGCTACACTGCCGGCGCAGGCGCTCCCACGTTCACGACGGCCGCTGCTGCGGCAGGCACAGAGGCGTCGAACTCAGCGATCACCACAACCAACATGCCCGCGACGACGATCGTGGGCGTTGAGGTTTGGGATCAGGCAGGTACGCCGTTGCGAAAGCAATGGGGCGCGCTGTCGGCCAACAAGACGACCAACCTGGGCGACACGTTCACGATCCCGTCCGGTTCCCTCACATCTGCGTTGCCGTGACATGAAGATCTGGGCGGCGTGCTTCTTGATCGGCAACATGATATGTCGATCATTAGCACGCCGCTGGAACACGTCATCGACGAAGACAGTTGACGATGATGTCAAACTACTGATGTGTGCGGCACTCGGCATTTCGCTTGCATCCATGGGCATCATTTGCTTGATGCCAATCGAGTGAAGGGATATTGAAATGGTACATGGTGATCCGTTCTTGTCTCCATGGACACCCGGACCGTTTCCTGACTACATCGGTCGTGCCATTCGCATTGTCGTCAACTTCGACGACGACACGCGGGCCATCATCAATGCCACCGTCACGCGCGACGACGGGTGTCTGTGGACCAAGATCGTGTTTGACGTACCCGACGATGGGGTGAAGTCTCGGCGACTTCCTGCGCCCGTTGACGGAGCCGGTCCTCGCACCTACACGGGAACGCAGATAGCGAATCAGGGATATAACACCATCGAAGAACTGATGACGGTCCAGATTACTTGCGAGCGGTAGGCCAATTATGGCCTTAGATGGCTCAACTCCGCCACCTGTCTACGGGGACAACAACGCTGCGACGTCACTGGTCACCGCCAGCTTCACACCACCTAGCGGTTCGGTCGTTGTTGCGAAGGTAATCAGCGCCGACGCGAACGCAATCCATAGCTCTGTGACCGGGTTGACCTTCGCTTCTCGGGTGAACGTGGGTACGAGCGGCTCGACTTGCCGGACGAGTATATGGACGGCTGATGGTGGTGGGGCTTCGGTGACTGTGACGGCAGCGTTCTCCACCGGGACAAATCCACGCGCGCTGATCGTCGAAGTGCACACTGGCGTAACCCTCGACGCCACGCCCGTCACGGATAGTGTGAACGGTGGGTCGGGCGCGCCGACCGACACGATCGTCACCGAAGCGGATGGTAGTACCGTCACGTGGGCTAACGGCGACTGGACACAACAAACCGGGACGGCTGCTTACCGTTCGAGCGCCATCGAGACGGCTACCCATACGGTCAGTGGGCAGTTCACCATCTACACGGCATATCAGACTGCAGGTGCGGCAGGGTCGCAAACCTATGGCCTGACAACTCCAACTGGCCAGACCTACACGATGGCCGCGTTGGAGCTTCTGGATTCCGGCGGACCTACTCGTGAGTCGATGCCGGTGTCGCTCGGCGCGACCGCTGCGTGGATCGCGCCTGCGTCGTCAACGACGATCGTCCCCGTCTATCCGGCCGACGATGCCAATGACCTGATCGTCGCGACCCTTGCGGTCAAGCCGGATACGGCGACGGTCAACGTTCCGGCGAACTGGACTGCTGGCGGTTCGGTGGCGGTTGGCGGCGGTACCCAAGGTGCAGGCACCGGGGCGTGCGATGCGATCCTCCGGTATCGGGTTTCAGACGGTTCTCTGTCTGGCGGCTCTCAGGCATTCACCATCACCAGCGGGTCGAGTCCCGTCGCGCACATGAAGGCGTGGAAGTACAACGCGACGGACTACACCGACCCGCAGTGGGAACCGATAGGCTACACGTTCTACAGCCGCACCACCGCGTCGACGACGTTCGGCGGGACCGGCGCCTCGAACTTGAACCTCGCCGCTGGTGACGTCCTCGCGTTTCTGTCCATCTCCGCCGATGACCAGTCATCGACCCACACCATCTCCAATCTGACCGCCGCCGGCTGCACGTTCGGGTCCCTCGTCCAGTCCCCCGCTGGCACGATTGTCAACTCGCAGGGCAACGACATCAGCGCGGCGTACGCGTACGCGACGGTCCTCACCGGCCCGTCCAGCGCTGCCCCGGTTGCAACCGTGTCCGGGTCAACGTCGGAGACCGGCGGAGGCATCTTCTTCCGCATCCGCGCCACCGGCATAGCGGCCGGTTCGGCTACTCTTACTGGTACTGCTGCTCTTACTCAGAGTTCGACTCTTACAGTCTCTGCACTTCGTGAGGCTCTTGCCGCTATAGCTCTATCTCAGAGCAACACGCTTACTACTGCCGGAATAGTTACTAGGTTCGGCGCCGTAGCTCTTACGCAGAGTCAGGCACTTACTTCCGCCGCGACCATCTCACGTCTTGGTGTCGTTGCACTCACGCAGAGCAATACACTCACGACAGATGCAATCCTTACGCGGCTAGGAGCAGTTGCGCTTACTCAGAGCGCCACACTGACGACTGCCGCTCTAGTAACTGAACTTGCAGCAGCTACTCTTACTCAGAGTGCGACTCTTACGATTGGCGCTGTACCAGTTGTACCGGCAGCTGCCCCACTCACCCAGAGTCAGACACTTACTACGACCGGGACTGTTGGTGCCGCTACGGCATCTGGCGCCGCCGCTCTTACTCAGAGCAGCACACTAACTACTGCCGCGACGCTAACACGACTTGGCGCTGTCGCACTTACTCAGAGCAATACACTAACCACAACGGCAATTACCTCGCGACTGGGTGCAGTAGCTCTATCGCAGAGCAACACACTAGTTACCACGTCAGTACTAACAAGGTTTGGCGCTGCTGCTCTTAGTCAGAATGCAACTTTAACAATCCCCCCTGTGGTCTTTGTGATAGCGGGGGCCGCGCTTTCCCAGTCGGAAACGTTAACAGTTGCAGGTACAGTAACAGGTGTTGGTACCTCTTCGGCTGCGCTTACTCAGAGTTCAACTCTTGTTGTTAGCGCTCTCGTTACAGAGCTCGGCGCCGCCCCTCTTACGCAGACTGCGACTCTGGTAGTATCTGCGGTAGTCACTAAGCTTGGTGCTGTAGCACTTACGCAGACGAATACACTTACAGTAAGTGCGATACGTGGTGTTGTTACATCTGTCTCGTTTACTCAGAGTAGCACGCTCAGCGTTGCTGCCGGTATAACTACGTTGGGCCTTGCTAATTTTACTCAAACAACAACGTTGTCTGTTGGCGCGACGGTAAGTAAGCAAGGGGCTGTTCAACTCACGCAGACTTCGACACTTACTATCAGTGCGCTTGCTGGTGGAATGGCGTTCAACGTCGATGTGATAAGTATCGACGATGTCAGTCGAGTCGTTACGATCACAGAGATCGTAACAGCTGTAGTAGTTACTGAGGCAGAGAGTAGTGTTACGATCACCGACGTTAGTCGAACGGTCGATATCGCCGAACAAGAAGTTCTGTTCATGGTACAGAACGTGGAAGGAGAGCTAATGCAGCTGCCTAGGAAGGGTAGAGAGTTCTACCGCCTGATTATCGTTACCGATCCGCCGATCACTACCTGGGAGGCCTCCTTCGACAGTGAAGGTACTTGGGCTACTGGTGAGGCTATTGCTGGCGGCGTGACACGATGGCTAGTTAGAGGACCCAACTTCGACAACTCGGGCACACAACCTGCTTCACAGGCTGTTGTGAGCGACATGCACCCCAAGATCCGAGCTGTCTCGAATCCCGAGGTGATCATTCGAGTAGGACCTCAGGTAACCTTGGTATGAGTTACCGTTATATAAGACCCGTAGGTTTTCTCAAGGGGAAGCCTGTACAATACGAAGTAGAGGAGGAACATAATGGGGCGTGCGGGGTACTGGGTCGACCTGAATGGTGTCCAGTTTGATGATGGTACCAACCAGACATGGATCCAGGCAATGCCTATTGGTGAGTATGAGCATCCGTTCTTTGGCACGATCAAGATCACGGAGAAGCGTACCAAACGCTTCGCTCAGAACGTCAATTCCAATGTTCGTGGTACGGAGTTGGACATCGACTACGACCACAAGATGTTCTCGGGCGAAGCTGCCGGCTGGATCAAGACCGCCGACGCACGCCCAGACGGCCTTTGGGTTCTTGTCGATTGGACCCAGAAGGCAGCCGATGCGATTCGGTCGAAGGCATACAAGTACTTCTCGCCTGAGTTCGATGACAGCTGGACGCATCCAAAGACCAAGCAGGAGTTCAAGGACGTTCTGTTTGGGGGCGGCATCACAAACAGGCCGTTCTTGAAGGACATTCTTCCGATCAACATGTCCGAGTTCTTCTCGCATGCAGCGGGAGACAACCAGTTCACAGAAGGAGGAAAGGATATGGCGCTTACTCCCGAGCAGCTCGAGAAGCTTCGGAAGAAGTTCGCACTGCCGGACGACGCCGACGAGGCTACGGTCATCACGGCCATGACGGCCGACCCGGAACCGGTGCCTGAGAAGGAGAAGGGGAAGGAGAAGGAGCCAGTTTCGGCTGGCGAGATCTCCGCCGAGATCAAGAAGCTGTCAGAGAGCAACCCGGCGATCAAGGCTCTTGTCGACCTGATCAACGTGCAGGGTCAGCAGCTCTCGGACAACACCAAGCAGCTCAAGGAAGCGACGGTGGATACGACCATTCGCCAGCTGACCGATCGTGCGAGGGCCAAGAACTTCGCCGTTCCTCCAGCCACGCTCGAAGAGCTCAAGAAGACGCTGATGGCCACGGACGTGACCAAGGAGCTTTCGGAGCAGATCGTCAAGTCGTTCGGGTCCCTCATCGACCTTCAGGTCGTGGAACTCGGCGAGCGGGGCGGTACGCGAGGTGGCGACCAGAATCACACGGCGTCGCAGCGCTTCACTGAAGAGATCGCCAAGCTCCGCGAGGCGGACAAGAGCTTGGACTACTCCGACGCAGCTGTCAGGGTTGCAGCAACGAACCCTGCGCTCTACGAGGAGTACCAGAACGAGTCCTACGCGTTCCGCGCGTAAGTGAAGGGAGGGATACACAATGGGTGTTGGACCCAACTACGGTCTAGGCAAGGGATTCCTCGCTACTGGCGCTACCGCGTACGCGTTCGGAGAGCTCGTCGTTCCGGCAGCAGGTGAACAGTCGATCGTGCGAGCGACGGCGGCTGGAACGTTCGCCTTCGTGTGCCAGGAAGATCTGGACACCACGAGGCTTGCGACTGGCAAGGCTTTCATCGGTGTCCAGATCGCCGGGATTGCACGTGTGCAAGCCGGTGCCGCTGTCGCCAAGGGATCCAAGTTGATCAACGATGCGACCGCGCGAGCGATCGTGCAAGTCGGTGTTGTCGGTTCGGGTGCGCCCGTGATCGGCATCGCTTTGTCAGCCGCGGCGAACGCCGGGGATCACATCGAAGTCCTGCTCACGCCGGGCGCAACTGCGTAAGGGAGGTGCACTAAATGGCAGTTTACCAGCCCACTGGAACAGGCAACGTCCACTTCGACGCCATCCTCACGCAGGTCTCACTGGCCTTCCCGAACAACGAGTTTGTCGGGGAGCAGCTTTTCCCGGTGGTTCCAGTGAAGAAGCAGTCGGATAAGTACTACGTCTTCGGCCGAGAGGAATGGCTCCCGGAGACGAGCGACTACCGAGCTCCTGGTACCGAGGCGAACGAGATTCCTGGTCGTAAGGTGTCGATCGACACCTACTACGCTCAGGAACACGCGCTGCAGATCGCAGTCACCGACGAGGAGCGAGAGAACGTCGATTCTCAGTTCGCGCCGGATCGAGATGGTACTGAGTTGGTGACAGCGAAGATTCTTCTCGGGCGCGAGCTCGCGATGAAGAACCTCGTCACCACGGCCGCCAACTACGCGGCCGGCATGACGGTCACGTTGGCGGGCGCCACACAATGGAGCGACTTCGCCGCCTCCGACCCGATTCTGGCCGTTCACGCGGCCGTTCGCGCAATGCACGCCAAGGTGTTCTTCGAGCCGAACGTGGCAGTGGTTCCTTACCAGGTCATGTCGGTTCTTCAGGACCACCCGAAGATCATCGCGCGTATCCAGTACACCGATCGTGCGATCCTCACGAAGGAGATCATCGCGGCGGTTCTGGGTCTGGGCAAGGTCATCGTTCCTGGTGTCGGCTACGGTACCGGCCCGGTCGGTTCTCCCGGCAACGCGCTGACGCTTGGATACCTGTGGGGCAAGGATGTCCTGCTTGCCTACGTGCCACCGCGTGCAGGTCTTCGGATCCCTGCCTTCGGGTACGAGTTCGTCTGGAGCTACACCGGCTCGGGCGCGCAGGCCGTCGACCGTTGGCGCGAGGAGCAGCGGAAGAGCGACCTCATTCGGGTCGGTCGCCGCTACGACCTCAAGCTGGTCGGTCTCGAGATCAACCCAGGTTCGGGTGACTTCGGCAAGTCCATCGTGGGTTACCTCTTCAAAGCCGCTATCGCCTGATAGGAGGTGTGAATCATGACAGATGTTGCTCTTACCACCATTCACTACGGCACTGACGAGGGTGAGGTTCTCGTCTTCGAGCCTGGTGACTCAGTGTCCGAGATCCCGACTGATGTCCTCGAGAACCTCAAGGAACAGGGGGCTGTTGGTGAGCCTCCAGTGACGAAGGCTCAGGCGGACAGCGAGAAGGACGAGCTCAAGGCTCAGGTCGCAGATCTCAAGGCGCAGCTTGCAGAGGCACGCGCTGCGAAGCCCGAGGCCCCGAAGGGTCCGCAGGCACCAACGAAGTGATCGGATGGGGTTAAGGGAACCCCACCCTCACGAGAGTGAGATGCAGTGGCGAATGTAACGCTCGAAGAGGTCAATGCTTGGGGAGATGGAACAAAACTCCTACTGAGTGATCTCGACATCGAGTTGGAAGCTGCGCAGGCTAGCCAAGTACTGGCTAGCCTCTCACGCGTCTACGACATCTCTACATGGATAAACGAAACAATGACGCCATCTCTAGTTCGCAAGATCATTGCGATGATGTACATGGGATGGTACTACCAGAAGACGTACAGCGAAGACGAAAGTACTAACAGCTACGGCTTGATGCTATTAGGCCAGGCCGATAGCTTGTTGCAAGGGCTCGTGGCAGGCACACTCGAGATTCCCGGGGGGGTTGTGCCTGCCACGATCGATTCTACTCAGTCGCCTTTGTACTACCCAACAGATGCTTCCTCGGCTCTAGAGCCTACTACGGACGATCCGAGTCTTGGCGGACCTGCATTTACCATGGGGAAGATCTGGTAGATATGGCCGCCCTCAACGCGAAGAGAGCCGTCCTCGGCAAGCTTGGGATGTACGGCAACGTCACATCTGGGATGGCGCCGACACTTGACATTCACTTTGAACCTACTCTACTCATTGCTGCCGGTCGAGTCGATCGTATGGGTATGGACATCCGCTCGTTCAAGGAGCCTCTGACACGCGCAGTCAAGAAGATCATGATCCCAAGCATCCGAAAGAACTTCGATTCCGGCGGACGTCCGACGTGGGATTCTCTAACCGAAGCAACTCTCAGAATCAGGTCTTACTATGGATTCGATGGGGCGCAGCCGCTCGTACGCACGGGAGCTCTTGAGCGGGGAGCTACTCAGTTCAGCATTTGGAAGATCGACCAGGCCACAGCCTACATATCTGATCTGCCAGAACGAGTTTGGTATGGTCGAATCCATCAGGCGGGCTACCAGGCGAACTCGATGGGTAAGCGCGTTGCCAAGTTCAAGGGGAATAGGAGCGCCGCGTTCGGGTCGCTTCTGAGCGAACAGAGACGAGCAATACAGAGCGGCACAAAGATGAAAGGCGGAGGCGGCTCCGAGGTTCCTGCTCGACCCTTCTTCATCCTCCAGCCTGAAGATGAGGACGGCATCTCTGAGGTCTTCATCGAGTGGCTTGATGAGCGCATTGAACGGGCTTGGCCCTCAGGTGCTGGAGCGGTGACGTGACGTTAACCAATAGCCTGTTCGAAGTCGCGAACGCTCTTGTTACCAATCTAGAGGCCAACAAGACGACGCTTGGTTTGTACGCTGTGCACTACGGCGATCAGTCACTACTTGAGGGGACTCCGCTAGCTTGCGTCGAGCCTGATGTCAAGAGGCGCACGTTGAAGAATGCGCAGCGTGGAACCGAGCTGACGATGTACTGCCAGATCTTCGTCTACATCAGTGCAGTGCAGTCACCAGAGCTTAACCGTCAAGCATCCGATCAGGTCGCAGAGGATATCGAGGATTTCATCCACGCCGATCGTACACTTGGTGGGCTGCTGATTCACTGCATGATCACTGAGCTAGCGTCAGGCTACGCTACCAAAGCAGGAACATTGATCAAGACAAGCAGACTTCAGTTCGAAGGCATCTCGCAGTATCGACTTCCCAGTTAGGAGGGATAGTGTATCGCATTTCAGTTGACCTACCGAATCTGGGCAAGGGTCAAACGGTCGAGATCGATGGTCTCGGCATCTTCACGAACGGCTCCGAAGGTGAAGTGACGGAAGAGCAGGCTGAGGCTTTTCGTGTGAAGCATCAGGTTGCCAAGTCCGAAACGGATGCCGAAGGCAACATGCATACGGAGGTCACACTAGGGCCGACGGTGCTCCAGGCATTCAAGGGCAACAAGTACATCACGGTCGCGCGAGCCTCCGACAAGCAACAGCAAGAGCTACCGTTCAAGGAAGGGGACAAGCAAAATGCCTGACATTGGTGCAAGTGGGGTTTTGGGTGTAGCGCTCGAAACCGTTTCCGGAACCTACGTGGCTCCGACGAAGTTCATCCCGTTCGAGAGCGAGAGC